ATGATGTTGCATAGCAATTCACACTCTTATAAAAATCATTCCACCATAGCCGACCGGGAACATTTTTTCTCACATCATACTCTGTAATTCGGTGTAGCTGCTCTAATATTTTGTTATATTCTTCTTTTGTATCTGCCATTATCGAGAGTGTTAATGAAGTTTCCTGAATTTCTCTATAAAAATTTTTGATTCTTCCTACTCCATTAATATTTGAAATTGTATTATATTTCCATTCACTTTCTATGAGCTTTTCCGGATTCTGTGCATATATGCCATTTGCCATGAGGTTTACTTTTTTACCTTTTGAGTTTTCGTAATATAACTCCATCATAGCCTCCTATATAAACTCTCTTACCATTCTTCCAATCTCTCTTCTATTGAACACTATTACATTATTCATTCCTTGCATTGATTCTTTAAGCACCTGTGCAAGCCTGTCGTAATCTATCTGTGGAATATATCTCGTAAATTCTAACATTGCATCGCTTACAAATTCTCTAAGCCTTTCCAACGGGAGAACTGCTTCATATCCAGCTTCTCCAACTCCCTGTATTCCGGCCGCTCCACCGTTAAGCAGAGTTGGTTTTGTAAAGATTACACCTTCTTTTCTCCATGTAACACTAAAACTCGGTGCGCGTGGTGGCTTGATCGAGAATCCTCCACTGATACTTATATGAGGAACTTTTAAATGTGGCAAAGACCATGAAAAATGAAAATATCCTTTCATTTTATCAATAAGGCTTTTTACTTTAGAAACTGCATCTGTCACTGGAGAAGTAATCTTTTTCTTTAAAGAAGAGAATTTTTGTCCTGCTGTGTTGACTGTTTCAGTAAATTTATTCACTACTGCTGTTTTCATCCCGGTAACCGTAGAAACTGCTTTATTTTTTGTTTCGGTAAACTTATTTACCACCGCTGTTCGCATCCCAGTAATTGTGGATGTGGCCTTATTTTTGACTTCGGTATATTTATTTACTACTGATGCCTTCATCCCGGTAACCGTAGAAACTGCTTTATTTTTTGTTTCGGTAAACTTATTTACTACTGCTGTTTTCATCCCAGTAACTGTGGATGTGGCCTTATTTTTGACTTCGGTATATTTATTTACTACTGATGCCTTCATCCCGGTAACCGTAGAAACTGCTTTATTTTTTGTTTCGGTAAACTT